ATAGTATTCTTTAAAATGTTTAATACGATCTACTAAGCCAATTGTACCACCGTTAACGCGTTTAGTAACTGCTGTTACAGTTGCGTCATCAGCACCTTTATCACATATAGACCATAATTTGTTTGAATCAAAGAAAAATGCTGCTGATGCTAATGGGTATTTAGTAGCAACTAAATCTGGGTTAGCAACGCAATCTTCACCGATGTATTTAGTGAATCCTGTATAGTTTGATTTACCTGTCAATTGGATATATCCACGTCCACGGAATTTAAAACCATCTTTAGATGCTTCATCTCCATTACCCATACGAGATGCATATACTTTAGAAGCAATTTTCTCAGGGTTACGAGCATAAGAATCAGCTGTAGCTCCAGGGAAATACTTAGGGAAAATTTTCTTCAATCCGTCTGCAGAGTAATTAACATTTTCAGATACTGCTTTAAAGCCACCTGATTCATGTCCACACTGTGCTAAGAAATGAGCTAATCTTAATGTGTTTGTAATGTTAAATTTAGCTGCTGTAACTGGAATTTGTGCAATAACAGCATCAGGAATATGTCCTTTTAGTTTGTCTAATTTGAAAGCTCCTGTAGAAACTGCTGGTGCTGCTGGTGCTGCGCCAAACATTTTAGTCCAAGTTCCTTCTCCTACAATACCATCGGCACCTAAACCATTAGCGGCTTGCCATTCTTTTACTTTAGCTTCTGTACCTGGTCCAAATGCACCATCAGCTGCTAATCCTAATTTTGCTTGGAGTTTTTTTACATCTTCTCCTGTTGATCCGTTTTTTAATAACATAGTTTGTTTGTTTTTAAGTGTTTACTAATATGCTATAACTCTACCTTGAATATCAGTTTCAGGGTATCTTAATTCAAATATACTTGGATCCAATGATGGATAAATTATATTATTGCTTGTAGCAGCTGCTATATCATATCCGTATTGAGAATATGTAGTACCTGCAGTATCTTGTTTATTTATGATTTCTAATTTTACTACGGATTGTACTCCTCTAATTTTAAGTAATTGTGAAGTTATATCTGATAGAATAATAGGTTGGTTAATTTGCCATCTATCTATATTAAAATTTGTTTTTAATGTATCAATACAATTAGATAATACTTCATTGTTATTATATCCTACAGCTGTAGTAATATCAAAATTAATCCCAATATTAATGTAAAATGCATTTTTAATATTAATAGCATCTGTTACCATTCTATATTGGTCGATGTATGTGGCTAAATTATTTTTTAATGTGGTATTAGCGTTTACTAACTTCTTATTAGTATCATATGCGAGTACATATAAATCTAGAGACAGTGGGTTTACAGCGCTTGTAGGCGTTCCTGGTGCCGAATTAAGAGTGTTAGACGCGAAATTTTGGCTTAAGTATACTTTAGCTATTGTACCGTAATCTGAAGGTAAAGATAATGCTCTAACAATATAGTCATTTTTAGTTACCGCTCTTAATTGAGATGAATATGCATATAATGCATTATTACGAACTTCTTCGATTTCATCACCACCTCTACCACCTGATGATGGAGTAGGATTATTTGATACTACACTAGCTACTACTTGATTTGCTAATGCTGTATTAACAGGTGCTCCGTTTTTAAAATAAATTCCAGTAGTACTGATTGTAGTTAAATCGTTTGAAGGAACGTTTGATGTGATTCCTCCTCCAACTAAATATCTTACTTGTAATGTACCATTAGATGGAGCTAAACCATATTCTCTAGTAAAGAAAATAGATGCTTTGTTATAGTTATTACTTAAATTAGAAATCCCCGGTACTAAACCTAATTGAATATTATCTGGTGTAGGTAAAATAGTAGTGTCTGCACTATTAGATACGCCTGCTCCAAATTCTAATTGTAATGTATTATTAGATAATACCCTAGATACAAATCTTCTAGGTACGTTTTGTAACTGAAGTAAATAAGGTACTTGATCTGTAGAATAGTTAGGGTTAGTAACTTGATTAAATCTAGATGATTGAGCTAAATAAGGTACTTCATACCATTGATTACTATCACTACCAGTTACATCTAATATTTGTATAACATTAGTATCAGTAATACTGATATTTGTAAATTTCTGTGGTGTATTAAATGTATAAGTAGCTGTTTTAATTTCTGCTGAAATAGTAGATACTGTTTTCTTTAATAAGTAAAAGTTACTATTTACAAATGTAATTTCTGCTGAACCTGTATCTGTAAAATCTATTTGTGTTGTAGTTATAAATTTAGTACCTGTAGATGTTGAAGTAACAGTAGAGTTAGCTGGGATAATTAATCCATAAGTTGCAACATCAGGAGTAGTAATACTTCCACTTGTAATAGAAGGTACTAATTGATATACATCTAATGATGTATTAGAAGCATATGATGCTTTAGGTCTATATCCTAGAGCATATGATAATGCATATAAATTTTCTTTTTCCTTAGCGTATAATAAAAAGTTTTCTTGTACTTGGGTATCTACATAGAAAGACATTACATCACCTACATAAGATGCCATTTCAATAAACATACTACCTGGAGAGGCATCACTAAAATCATTATATGAATTAGGGAAATATGTTTGAGCATAGTTAATTAAACTACTCTTAAATTCAGTAAAAGTCTTATTTACATAAGATATGTTTTTATCCGCCATTTTATTTTAATTCTATTGTAATTTGATCTGCTTTTCCCGAAAGTATCAATCTATATTTTACTACTACATTAATTGTATAATGGTCTTGATCATAGATTACATCAATAGTGTCTGCTTGAATTTGAGGAATAAATATACTAATCGCATCCGCTATTTTACTTTGGATTAGTGGTATATTTTCATCTACCATTCCTTCAAATAACATATAGCTAATATCAGCTCCAAACTCAGGATTCATTATTCGTTCACCCTTATTAGATAATAGAAGATTAATCAAATTTGATTTAATTTGATCTTGAGTACTATATGTACTTTTAAATACTTCACTACTATTAAATGGTAATGACACACCAATAGCTACATTTTTCTGTAGATCTAATGGGTCAATACGGGTTACTTCTTGTATAGGCATCTTATCCTAAGTTTTTTAGTCCTGCTTTATCCTGTGCACTCATGTTAGCTGCAGCATCCATAATAAAATCTGTGAATGGATTATCATTAGTTGGATCTACTTTTAATTCAGCTCCGCTATATGATGATACTGTTGGATTATTAAATCCAAATGCAGCTCCCATTTTTGATCTTAATTGGGCACGAACATCTAATGTTTCATGTATGTCGTTAGTGGTAAAACTAACTGTTTTTGTTTCCTGTAATGGAGATGGTTTACTAACCGCCTTGGGTGAGTCACTTAAAATAGCTAATAGCTCTTCGCGTACTGCTTCAGCTACTGCCTCTTTAATCAAACCTTTAAATGCTTTTACATTCATATATATAAATATTTAACCTTGTAAATTTTGTTGATCTATTATTATTTTTAATTGGTCTATTAGTACTGGCGGTTCTAGTGTATATGAATAGTCACTTTTAACCACCTCAACATTACTTTTATTAATGGCTACAGCATAGTGGCGCTTAACGCCTCTAATTATAGTTTTAGGATCATTATCTTCTTTAATTACTAATTTAAATCCCTTATACATACCCTCTACTGGGTTTTTAATATCAGATAATAGCGCATTTAATGATGCTAATGAATTAGAATCTATAGTTTGTAAATCTAATCGATTATCTACATCACGTAATTGAGCTTTTAAATCTTCAAATTCAGCTATAACTGGTTCTAATATACTAATAATGATTGGTAAAATAAAGCCAATTAATGCTAATGCCTCTTGTAGTCTTCTAATTAATGGAAGAGGTGGTGGGATTGCAAAATTTAATAAAGGGATAAGTAATTCTGTTATTGTTACAATTATCTGTATAGTAATCAATCTATCCTGCATTTGGATAAATGATCTTTCATTACTGTCTAAAACATTATAAGCCGAATTTCTAGATACTCTAGCCTGATCTAATTCAGCTGGCGTTTGAGCATTATCTATTATTTCATTGGTTTGATCTACTAATTCTTGAAGTTTTAAATTCTGTGATATTAGTTTAGTAATGATAATAACAGCTGAGTATGCAATTAATGGTCCTAGTGTTTTAGATATATTTTTAAGTAATGTTTTAGCTGCTTTTACTTTATCAGCTTTACTTTTCTTTTTCTTTCTTTGTATTTTACTCTTTAATCTAAATCTTTTTTTCTTTTGTTCTATTTCGGGATCTTGAGTAATACTATCAATTTGTTCTTTAGTCTTTTTATCCTGCTCATCTAATCCTTTCTTTTCAATCTCATAGCTAGTATTTTCAGCTATTACTGCTGCTTCATATTCTTGTTGTGTTAAAACAGGAGTAGCCGGTGGTTTAGGTTGGTATTGCTCGTTTAATTTTTTTAGGTTAGTTTTATGTCTAACTTCTAATTCAATTTTTTTCCTAGCAATTTCCTCAAGTTTCTGTTTAAGTTCACCTAATTTATCAACAGCTGTAGATATTATTTTTTGTTTAGCCATATCCTTAACTTGACTCCCAAATGCTTGAGGAGAAGTTACAGTAGCTAATGTGCTACCTACCTGAGGTGGAACTAAAGAGGATACGTTAGTAGGCATTATGATATATATATTTTAGTAGATGCTATATAATTTTTAGCACCTGGTTCTAATCTGTCTAATAATTTTTCAGTTTTATCAGCTAATCTATCAGCAGCGGATTTAATACTAGCAACTATCATTCCTTGAGGAGCACCTATTGTAGGTGATATTGTATTTGAAAATTCATTCAATACTGATAGTATTTCACTTAATAAATCCATTGTTTGGTATCCTAATAAAATAGGTTCACCTGGTAGATTATTTATAGTACCTTTTACGGTAGCTGGTCCTAAATATATTTTAGATGAATTTAAATGTATTCTATTATCAGCGTTTAAGTTGATAATGTTTTGAGTATTTAATTCAATATTAGTTTTAGCAAATAACATTACTTCATCCTTCTTAGAATTTAAAACTATTCTATCTCCGTTAGCTATAACTTGAGATCCATTATATGTGTTAACAGATATTGGATTAGTAAATGGATTTAAACCACTATTCTTATCAGGGATAAGATTAACAGCTTGAGTAGAAGTTAAATAAACAGAAGAAGCATCATCATTTATGCGCTCTACATATAGTAAAGCGGATGATGATGTATAAGCGTGTCCATTAGTAATTAAAAGTATTGGATCACCGTTATTACCTACACTACTCCAACCGTTGCCGTTAGGGGTATTAGGGTTACTAAAAGATCTAACGGTACTACCAAAGCGAACTGAATTGCTTTTTCTGCCAAATAATATGTAATCACCTTCATATGATAATAAATTTTTATTGTTTGCTGTTTCTGTAAATGTTTTACCTAAAGGAGCATTACTTAATGTGGTTTGAGAATTTGATTGACTATCATTCCACAAATTAATAGGACCAGCCCAATAAGTAGTAGTTTTAGTTCCCTTCTTAGTTATTTGAGACGCAGGTGCTGGAGCTGAATATAGATTAATTAATTCACCTATTAATGGGTAATATGTTACATTTGGTTGTATAGGTTTAGCGATTAGACAAGTGTTAAGGAAATTATCGGATAAATCACCGTTAATTTGTTTACTACTTTCATATCCTAAATAAAATACAGAACCTATACCACTAACACCACCTGCTTTTTCATACATAGCAGGGGTAGGTGTATTTTCCGCTGTAACAATAGCAAATACTTTGCCAACGGAGCTATTAGAAGACCCAGGTGAGGATGATGCCTTGCGAGTATCATTGCTAGTAGAATTACTTCCTCTTAAACCTTGTCTAATTACAGCCATTACGAGATTTGCTTTTGAATATTATTCGTTGTTTCCAGTAATTTAGCACCTTCATCAACAACTGCTCGTTGTTCATCCAATAATGATTGGATTTCGCTCATATCAAATAAAGACTCACCACTATTACTATTAACAGTTGCTGCACGTTGTGCTATACCTGCCATTTTAATTAGTTGGTCGTTGTTTTTTACATTAACATCAATTAAATCTTTAACTGTAGGCATAAGCATAACAGCTGAACCAGCATTATTAGATGCTAGTGGTTTTAATTGTTCAATTAACCCGTTAATTTGGGCATCAACGTCTTTATTATTTTTATG